AAGTGAGTTGATTCGAGTGTAAGTACTTCGCTCTCATGCGTTTGTTGTATGCTCTGTGTTCTACTTTTAGTAAAACCTTGCGTTTTTCACTTAAAACCTTGCGTTTTCGCACTATTTTTGACTCCTTTTAGTTGTTTTTCGAGTTTTTGTTTGTTTTTGTGTGTGATTTCCGTTACGAATTGACTTTTTTGTGTCTTCCAACAACTTTATCGTCTTTTTTTCGCCGTACATCACTACAAAACAGTCTAAAATCAGGTTAAAGCAGATGGAAATTGCCTTTTCTAAGGATTTTGGATATTTCTCAAATATTCGTACTAAATCATTTTCAATATCCTTCTTGGATATTCGCCTATTATTCATACAAGTATTATACATTAGTCCGAACCTTTTGTCAAGCGATTATAAATAGTTTAAAGCAATCTTTATTAAGGAAAAAAACAATGTACGAGTATAAATGTAAAGTTTTAAAAGTGATTGATGGTGATACTGTTGATGTCGATATAGATTTGGGATTCGGTGTTTGGCTTCATAAAGAACGAGTAAGAATTATGGGAATTGACACACCAGAATCACGAACAAGTGATAAACTTGAAAAGGTATTTGGTCTTGCGGCTAAAGAAAGACTAATTTCACTTTTGGGAGAAGATGCTATCTTAGATACACAAGTTAGTAAAAAGGGCGAAGATATGAAAGGTAAATTTGGTCGTATTCTTGGCAACTTCAGAACAACTGATGGCGAGCATTGTGCCGATATATTGATTGAAGAAGGTCATGCTGTTGGATATACTGGCGGTAGTAAAGAAGAAATTCAAGCACAACACTTAGTAAACAGACAAAGATTGATTGATGAGGGAACAGTTGTTGTTCCTGAAGGTCTTTAATAAGAAGTAATGCCAGCTGTAACTAGAGATGGTGATGCTACAACTACTGGTCACGGATGTAATACTACAACGACTGTAACTGGACCATCAACAGATGTTTTTTGTAATAGTAAAGGTGTAGAACGCAAAGGCGACCCTACGGCTGCTCATACTATTCCAAACGGAGCATCCCCTCCTGTTTGTGTTTCACATTCGGGTGCGGTTATTAATGCTGGGTCGAGTACTGTTTTTGTAAATAGCAAAGCAATTGCACGAGTAGATGATTCTTGTGATTTAGGCGGTGCTATTACTGGGGGTTCTAGTACTGTATTCGCTGGGTAAATTGTTATAAATATTACAAAAGGATGGGAATCTAAATGTCAAGATATGACGCCACACAATCTAACGAAAGCACAAGAAGTTCTAAGATTTTTAAGGACCTCAATTTGGATTTTCAACAGAATACTGCAACAAAAGATATTCAGAAGATTACTGATGTCGAGTCGGTAAAAAGAAGTGTACGAAACCTAATCAATACCAATCACTACGAAAAACCCTTCCACCCCGAAATTGGTTCTAATTTGAGAGCAATGTTGTTTGAGTTGATGACTCCTCAGATGAATCATGTAATAACAAAACAAATAGAAAATTTAATTAACAATTACGAACCAAGATGTAGATTAGTTCAAGTGCATACACAACCAGAATTTGACAGAAATGGATATGCTGTTCAGATATCCTTCTATGTGCAGAACTATCAAGACCCTGTAGTAGTAGAATCCTTTTTAGAGAGATTGAGATAACATATGGCAACTAAACTAGAAATTTCAGAATTAGACTTTGATGGTATCAAGTCTAACTTAAAAACATTTTTATCACAACAGAACGAATTCACAGACTACGACTTCGAAGGTTCTGGTATGTCTGTACTTCTTGATGTACTAGCATATAATACTCACTACCTTGGTTACAATGCAAACATGTTGGCAAACGAGATGTACCTTGATAGTGCAGACTTGCGTTCTAGTGTTGTATCTCTTGCAAAACAAGTTGGTTATACTCCAACGAGTTGCACATCTTCAACAGCCACACTTACAGTTTTAGTTAATGATGCCACTGGCGCTTCTCTTACAATGTCAAGAGGAACTAAATTCACAACAACAGTTGATGGACAATCATATAGTTTTGTAAACAATGCTGATGTAAGTATTACTCCTGTGTCTGGCGTCTATCAGTTCAATAATTTATCTATTCACGAAGGTTCTTATTTAAACTATAAGTACACAGCAAACACATCCGATATTGACCAACGCTTTATTATACCAAACGATAGTGTTGACACAGCGACACTAACTGTTAAAGTTCAAGAATCATCTTCTAATGCAATAACAAACACATATAAACTTGCAACAGGAATTACAAGCATAGACTCAACATCTAAAGTTTACTTTTTACAAGAAGTAGAAGGCGGTCGATTTGAAGTTTACTTCGGCGACGGTGTTACAGGTAAAGCAATTGCAGATGGTAACATAGTCATATTAGATTATATCAACTGTAACAGAGATGCGCCTAATGGTGCTACAACATTTGCACTATCTGGCACTATTGGTGGATTCTCAAGCGCAACGATTACAACCGATAGTAATGCTTCAGGCGGAACTGGACTTGAATCAATTGCTTCAATTAAGTATAATGCGCCAAGAGATTACTCTGCTCAAGACAGAGCGGTTACTGCTGAAGATTACAAAACACTTGTTAAGAGTTTATATGCAAACGCTCAGTCGGTTCAAGTATATGGTGGCGAAGATGCTGAAACTCCTGACTACGGTAAAGTTTATATTTCAATCAAGGCAAAATCTGGCTCTAATTTAACAGTTTCGACAAAAGAAAGTCTTGTAACAAGCCTGAAAACATATGCTGTTGCTTCAGTAACGCCTGTAATTATCGACCCAGAAACAACCTACATTACACTTGTTGTAAACTTTAAATACGATTCAGGCAAAACAACAAAAGATGTAACCACGCTTCAAACAAATGTACTAAGTAAAGTTGCAAGTTACAACAACAACGAACTAGAGGATTTTACTGGTATGTTTAGATACTCAAAATTAATAGAGGCAGTCAATGACGCTGATGTATCCATTTTAAGTAATATCACAACGGTGAGGATGTACAAGTATTTTACACCAACATTAAATTCAGGAATAAAATATACACTTAGTTATAATAATGCGTTGTATAATCCACATTCTGGACACAACTCATCTGGCGGCGGTGTTATATCATCATCTGGTTTCAAGGTAAACAATGACAGCTCACTAAACGAACATTTCTTAGATGATGATGGTGCTGGTAATTTAAGATTATATTATCTAAGTGGTTCAACTAGACAATATACAGACTCAACTTACGGTACTGTTAATTATACAACTGGCGAAGTGATTCTTACATCCGCACATATTACAAGTATTTCAAATGTAGACGGCGCAACAAGTACTCAAGTTCGAGTATTTGCAACGCCAAGCTCTAATGATGTTGTGCCAGTAAGAAATCAGGTATTATCTATCGACACATCTAACTCAACTATGACTGGCGAAGTAGATGCAATTGCAAGTGGAAGTTCACAGGCAGGAACATCATATACGACAACATCTAGCTACTCTTAATCAATGGCAACGAAATACAAAACTAATAAGAGGAAAATATCCTCACTTGTCAAACAACAAGTACCTCAATTTGTTTTAGAGGACCATCCTAAGTTCACAGAATTTCTGTCGTCTTATTTCCTTTTTATGGAATCGGCCGAGTTAAATTTAGAAGATATTACAACAACTGATAATATTCTTTTAGAAACCGAAGGCACGGTTAATAGTTATGTATTACTTAATCAAACGGATAAGAATGGTCTAGACGCCGGCAATACAATTGTTAATGAGTCAACTACATTTAATGGCTCTTTTGCAAAGAATGAAGTTATTACAGGTTCTACATCTGGTGCTACTTCAACAGTTCTTGCAGAAGATATTCTTGCTAACGATAGACTATTCATCTCATCAAACAATGCTTGGATTACAGGAGAAACGATTACAGGTTCTACATCTGGCGCAACTGCAAAAGTTGGCAAGTATCGTGCAAACCCTGTAGAAAATCTTCAACAACTTCTAAACTATTCTGACCCAGACCACACGATAAGTGATTTTTTATCTCAGATGAAAGAGGAGTTTCTTAATTCGATTCCAAGAAGTACACATGCAGATGTAGATACAAGAAAATTAGTTAAAAATATTAAATCTTTGTATCGCACCAAAGGAACAGCAAATGCTCATA